CATTGTGAAAGCACCTGTTTTATCCCAAGCAACAACTGTTGGGTCAATTTTAGAAAATAATCCATATGCTATACTTCCAGAAGAAGCATCACCCCAAGATATATCAGTTCCATCTGATGTTAATACTTGATCTGCCGTACCTTTAGTTAAAATTGCTGTAGCAGCACTAGCATTTCCATAAAGAATACTTCCTCTACTTAATGCGTCTAATTTATTTAATTCTGTTGCAGTAGAAGTTACTCCGTCAAGAATATTTAATTCAGCAGTAGTTGATGTAACACCATCTAATTTATTTAATTCTGTTGCAGTAGAAGTTACTGCTACATCTTCATTTATTTTAGGTGAAGTTAAAGTTTTGTTTGTAAGAGTTTCTACTCCAGTTATAGTTGCAAAACCACTTGTACTTACAGCTACGTTTTCCCATGCACTACCACTATAAATACGCATAATATTTGAAGTAGTATTATAATAAAGCATACCAGCAGCTAAAGCATCACCATCATTATCAGTTGTTGGATCAGAAGATTTAGAACCTAAATAAACATCATCAAAAGCATCAGCAGATGCTGCGGCTTCATTTGCAGAAGTAGCTGCGTTAGTTTCAGATGTACTAGCATTGGAAGCAGAAGTAGAGGCATTAGAAGCAGAAGTTCCAGCATTAGTTTCAGAAGTTCCAGCATTTGTTTCACTTGTACTTGCGTTACTTGCTGATGTACTTGCATTTGATGCTTGAGTAGTAGCTGTACTTGCAGATGTTGAAGCATTACTTGCTGATGTAGCAGCATTTGTTTCTGATGTAGCTGCGTTAGTTTCTGATGTTGCAGCATTTGTTTCGGATGTACCAGCATTTGTTTCAGAAGTTGCTGCATTAGTTTCTGATGTTGCAGCATTAGTCTCTGCTGTCTCTGCATTAGTCTCTGCTGTTTCAGCATTTGTTTCAGCTAGTTCGGCAGCTGTTTGTGCGGTTTCTGCATCATCTTCTGATGATTGTGCGTCTGCTGCACTTGCTGCTGCTGCTGTAGCAGAACTTGCTGCACTATAAGCATCTACTAATAATTCAAAATGATCGGTATCAGTTAATAAATCTCCAATAACACTATCTGCTATACAAATATAAACATTATTTAATTGACCAGCAGTTGTAGATTTAATCATATCTCTAATAGCATAAGCTGCTGTAGTTGTTGTTGCGTCTGTACCTTGATATGTTCCAAGTTCTTGTGTAACTGAAAGTTCTCCATCTGCATCAAAAGCTAAAACTTTACTTGCTCTATCAGTTGCCGAATTTGTAAACTCGGTACTTGTCATAGTGTTAGTTCTTGAAATTTTTAATGATCTATTTGCTTGTTCTTGCAATTCTTGTAGTATAGCTAAATTTTTATCAAATGCATTTTCAACACTATCAGCAGTAAATGGATCATTTTCTACTAAATCTAATGCTTGTGTTTGTGTAGTTGATCTTCTTAAAATAACTGTTTCAGTTGCAGAAGGTATTGCACCAGCTTCAAATACTACATTACCACCACTTAATTCTCCAGCACCTGTTACTGTATAATGAGTAGTTAAAGTTTTAACAGTTTCAGCACCTGCCGCAGAACGAATAATAACCTGCATATCTGCCGTAGTAGATATCTTAAATTGATACGCAAATGTATCATTACTGGCATCACCAGAATAACTGTTTTTAATTATTGTTGTACTAATTGTCATTATTCTTCTACCTTATCACCTTTAGTTTTCTTTTTAAAGTTAAGATTTACTTTATTATCAGTTTTTCTAATAAAATCAATTAATCCTAACATCATCATTGCTTGTTTTTTCTTGTCTGTTTCTGCTACAAATTCTTGTAATAATACATTTCCACCCGTAGTTTTAGCTAATAACTCTAACAATAAAGGATTACTTTTTAAACTATCCTTTCTTAATTGTAGAGCTTCTAAATGTTTTGCTTCTAATTTTTCTGATTCTCCATTTATAATATAAGCTAATGCATCTTTAGCATCTATTGTAATATTAGCCATTGTCTTGTCATAGTCTTTTACATAAGAATTCATAGCTGTTTTTGCTGGATGACTTCCTATTTTAACAAATCTACCTAATACTGTACCTACTATTGGATAACCTAATATTTCTTCTAATTGAGTTTGAACACCTACTAAATCTCTTTTTTTAAATTTATAAAAACCTTGTCCAGTATATGAATTCATAAACCATTTAGCAATTTCAACATCTCTTTTCCAACCACCTGCTTTATCTAAAGTTTGATCTATAGCACTTGTTCCTCTAAAATCATCATAGGGTGTTTTACCACCCATCCATGTAACTAAATCAGATATTAAACTAACAACAGGATTTACATTTGGTAATCCACTTGTTCCTAAAAATGCAGCCATTTCACCAGCACCATCTGGCTCTCCCATTAATTGTTTATCATCATTAAGGCTCATTATTTTATACATTGTAGAAGTTAATACTCTAGCAGATTCATCTTGTGGTATTCTAAAATATACTGATCTGCCTTCATCATCATAACCTAATGGTATAATAATATAATTATCTCTATCCCATTTATTTACTCCATAAAAAAATGCAGCAACAGGTGCACCAAATGCACCTACTTCCAATGCTTTTTGCAATACTTTTGGTAATACATTGTATGCTATAAATTTTGAACTAACAGACCAAGGGGATTCTGCGGCTCTAACAGCTGTTGATCTCCAACCTTCTTTAAAAGCATTTAGATATAGTAATAAATTATTTGTTACTTGGTTATATTTACCTTGTCTTAAAAAAGATGGATGACCATAATCTCCTTGCATTCTTAAACCCATTTCTCTAGTAGTCATTTTTATTTCACCTCTTTCTATTGCATCTTTAATATACATAGCAGATGCAATTTTAGGCATCCTAGCAATAGCTCTTGCATTATCTCCTAAAAATCCAAAGAAACCATTTACACCAAATATTTCATCATATAATTCATGGAAAGTACCTTGCATTTCTTTATAAGATTGTGTCTTTTCATCCCATTTTTTTACTTTACCTTTACCATCATTCCATCTTTTCATTAATTGTTCTAACATGAAAGTATCTTCATCAATTCCAAGCCTTGTAGCTTTTTGTCCAGCTTGTCCTCTGTAACCTTCAATAGAAGATATCAACATACTTTCATCTTCCATCATACGAGTTAATGGTGTTCCATTTTTAAAGATAGAACTGTATGCAGGTCTTACTGATTTATATAAATATTTAAGATATGAATGTTTAAATCCACCTTTTATATCTAAATAACTTGCACCTTCCAACATAACTACTGTTCTATTAGAATCTCTAACTAAATCCACAGGCCAAAATGCAGGGTTATATTCAGTAAATGCTTTTCTCATAATTTCACCACTTAAACTTAATGCTCTTGTAGATAATCCTGATGTTAATGGACTACCATCAAATAAACCTGCTGCCCATTTATTAATATAGTATGTTTGTAATTCACCATTTTTCATATAGTGAAAAGGAACCATATCTTTTGGTGGTTTTTCAAATTTATTTTTACCAATAGATTTAGGTTTCATAATAACTCTATCAGTTTTTGAACCACCCCAATTCCACAAACCTTTTCTATTTTCTAAATCTTTTTTATTTTCTTTTACCCACTCAACTAAAGATGACATTGCTTTATGTCTTCTTGCTTCAATAATTAAAATCATATCTGTTTCTACAGTAGCTTCATAAGGATTTCTTGTCATACTAAATGTACCTTGTGACTTACCTATAAAACTTGTAGCTGATGCATTTTCACCATATTTTTCTAATCTTGTTAAGAGATGTTTAAGTACATCATATTTTACATAAGTAGAATTATCTCTTAATTGTTCAATAAATGCCCTATCATACATTCCAGATTCTGCTAATTCACCAACAACATATTGTTGTCTAATATCACTAAATTTTTTCATTAAAGGAATTAAATCTGGGTAAGCCTCTTGATATTTTCCCCATGCTTGTTCAATAGTTCTAACATCAAATTTACCTTCTAATTCTTTTTGTAACACTTCATTTAATTTAAAATATCCACCAGTAACCATTCCTTCTCTTTGTTTACTTTCAAATAAATTTCTTAATTTTAAACCAAAACCAAATTCATGTAAGTTGTAACCAAGATTAACAATTTGATTATTTACTTCTGAATTTAAAGTATCACTGTATAATTTTAATTTTGATGCTCTATATCTATATCTTTCTACATTTATATTAGCTTCTTTAGCAGATGGAGAATGCCATCTATTCCAAGAATCTCCTATTCTTCTATAGAACCAAGTCATTGAATCATAAACTTCTGCACCTAATTGGTCAAATTTATCTACTTTATATTCATTTTCTATAACTTTCATTTTTGCAACATTGGCATCTCTAGATTCTTTTATTCCTTCATTAATAAGTTTATCAATTCTAGTGGAACCTTTAGAGTTTAAATCTATTTGGATATCTTCATATAATCTTTTTACTTCTGGTTTTCTATCAATATGGTGAATCCACATATCAAATGTTCTAGGTGCATTTAATTTAACCCATTGTGGTTTTAACAACCAAGCCATCATATAATCAGCAAACAATTCTCTTGGGCTATATCTATATTTTGTATAATTTACACCATCTTTATCTGCTCTTGTTGCATCAAATGGTTTCCATTGCATAGTTAATTTTCTTAATTCAGTCATAATAAGTTCATTATTAACCAAACCTCTATCTTGTATTTCTTTTTCAAATAATGCTTTAAATAATTTATTAGCTTCTGCATTTAATTTAGGATCAACTTTTGTACCATTAATTCTATCTGTAATAGCTTTTAAATGACTTGACATTAAACCTTTCATTGCATCCTTAACTACTAATTTTTTTAAAGAATCAGATAATTTAACAAAGGCTTCATAAAATAATGGATTAATATTTTTTCTTGCATTAGCATCTTGAAATATTTGTAATATAGTTTCTGGTGTAATTTCTAATTTTTTAATTTCTGCATTAGTTTCCTTTTCTTTACTTTTTGAATACTTTTCTGATAGTTTTTTTAACTCACTTATTTCTTTTTTACTTAAAGGTTTAGCTCCATTATTTTTACCATCTATCCATTCGTTCATAAACTTTTTCATTGTAGCTAATGAACCTAAAATGTTACCTCTTTTTAAACTAGCTTGGGGTAAATAATCAATTAAATGCCCAATTTCATGTGCCAATGTCATATACAAAGCAGCAGGTGATTTCTGTAAACTTTTAGCAATAGCTATTTTAGGTGCATTCTTTCCTTTAAATTGAAAATATCCTCTTAATGTAGGAGATAGCTTTTTAAGTTCTGGTGATTTATCTATAAATACTCTTACAAGATCAACAAGATCAAACAAATCTAATCCTTTTGCGTCATTGTATATTCTTTGCCAAGGCATTTCTTTATGACCAGCATATGAATCAGACTTACTATAAGGATCAGGTGGTACTTCAAATGTATTACCATCTCTTGTACTGTTTGATCTATCATAATAAAAGCCTTCTGTTTTATCTTTAGATGAATATTCTCGCCAATAGTTTTTAGCTTGGTTTTCAATACTACCATCAAGTTTTTGGCTCATTAATAATCCAATAGGTTTATTTGTTTCTGGATGTAAAAATACTAATTGTGTTCCAAATTTACTACCTTCTGTAGCAAGTAATTTAGCTTTTTTAACTTTACCATCTTTATCAGTAAATTTGGATAATATTTCATATGCCTTTCTATTAAACTGTACAAATGTATTTCCTACTCTACCTACCAATACATCTAATCTTGACAATGATCCTTTTTTAATAGCAAACATAACATCAATTTTTTTATGTTGTTCTGTAAGACCTTTAAATAATTTGCTTTTAATTTCTTTACCTGTTTTAAATAGACCTTTGTAAGCTAACTTTTCATTTTTAAGAGTATCAAAGTATTTAGCCATTTTAGGATAAAATACTTTCTCAATTAACATATGACCATCACTAACTACTGTTTTGTCAATAGTTTCTACTTTTTCTCTATCACCTAATTCTTTTAATGTTTCTGCTGGATTAGCTTTATAAGTTGTTCCATCCTTATTGACTATAGAACCTTCTTTTTTTACTAACTCAATTATGTCTGCTTCAAACTGGCCACTTTCTTGTTTTTTTATAAAGTCATCTTTTTTAGTTTCTTTTATTTCAATCTTGTTGTTTTTGTTAATAACAATTTCTTTTTCTACTGCATCTATTTTTCTAACTTCTGATTCTAATACTTGTACAGTTTCACCATTAGGTTTTCTAACAACTAATATAAGATCACTTCCTATAGCTTCTTTAGCTACTATTTTTCCTGTATCTGCACCATGAGAAGATATATGGACATCTTCATTTAATTTATATTTAGGTGCAGGAAGTAATTTTATGTCAGCAGTTTTTTCCATTCCTTTAATTATTTTTTTATCTGCATTTAAAATAACATCAGGCACTTCACCTTTTCTTAAAGATTCTAATACTGTATGATCTGCAAGTGCAAGAGTAACCATTTGTTTAGGATGTATAGAGTATTTTCTATAAATATTTTTTAAAGCACCAACTGATCTAATACCTGCGTGTAAACCAAATATTAAAACTGTAGCATGGGCAAAATCATTTTTAGTAGGTATTTGTCCTTCTAACAAAGCACCTAAAGTTACCATAGTAGTTATTTCAGCACCTAACCTTGCAGCTGTTGTACCAGCTTTACCTGTTAAAGTTGGCCCTAATCTTGGCCCTAATACTTTAGTAACTTTACTTCCTACACCTAATGTAGCTCCACCTATAACCGCAGCTTTTGTTCCTGTTACAGCAGTTTTAACAGTAAAAAAATGTTTTAAAAATTGTTTAAAATTAGCAACTTCTCCAGATTCTATTGCTCTCATATATGAATCTGCAATAACTGCTGGAGCAGCAAATGCACCTGCACCACAAACAACTGGAGCTGCTACAGCACCTAATCCACCAGTAGCAGCAGCAGCTGCACCACTTGCTGCCATACATCCACCAATCATCCAAGGTAAATCATTTGCTAATGTAACAACTGATTGTATCATTTCTCTACCAAATGTTTGTTCTTGACGCATAAAAGTTTTTCTATATATTTCTTGTACATCTTCTATTTTTAATTTCTCTCCTTTTGCTTCTATAAGTTCAATATAATCTTGATGAAAATTTTCTATAAAACCATTGACTGATAAATTGTAACCATTAGTAAATACACTATATGTTCCTTGACCACCCAAAGCCTTTACAATATTATCTCCAACTTTAGGTATTGCTGATAATGTTTTAGTGATAATGTTATCAGATGGTAAAAATGGTAATTGACCATTTTGGTAAATGTATTTATCTGTACCTAAAGTATCTACATATTCATTAATTCTATTATTTAATGCTTCACTAATTTCATAACCTTCATCTTGGTTTTTATCTTGTAAATGTAATTTATACAATTCTTTAACTGCTTCTTTATCTTTATCTACTAAAATTTTTTTCCATAGTTCTTTATCACCTTTTTCTAACAAATGAACTAATGCTAATGATCTTTGTTGATCGTCAGTTAATTTCATCATATCCATATGTTCATGTCCTTCTTTTATCCAATCTTCTGTTATGTAATCTTTATTATTTTTATACATTCTATTACTATAACTTGTTAAAGAAGTTTTCATTTGATCTTTTGTTAATTGAAAATATCCTGCTGCTGAACTATTTTCACTTTTAATATTTCTATTATTTGATTCTAATGATGAGAACATACTAACTACTTCGTTCCCAAATTGTACATCCCAATCATTTACATTAAAATCATTTTTTGTTTGTAGTAATACAGGCATTGTTGCTTCACCTGTTGTAGTGTTTGAGTTAAGAATTTTTACTGTAGCTTCTTTTTCTTGCTTTTTAACTAATCTTTCTTCTTCTAGTTTAAGTAATTTTTCTACTTCAATTTTTTGAAATTCATCTGGGGGTATTGTATATTTTTGTTTATCAGTATTGTAACCTACATTACCTTCAATAATATCTCTAGCTTCCATATCCTCTAACATTTTTTTTTGATCTTCATTTAGTAATGTTTCAATTACAGTTAAATCAGAATCATCTAAAAATTTTGTACTTTCTTTATCTACATTAGGTTGATTTTTATCAAACCATTCATTTACATAACCAACTTTTCCTTCATCATTATCTTTAAATAATGTTTTTGCATTTTCATACATTAATGAAATTTGATCTTGTTCAGCTTCAATTAAGTTATTGTAATTAGTGCCATCTATATTCTTATTATGGTTATCATTAATTAAATTAGTATTAATAATGTTCTCGTTTTGTTTGTTAGTTTTATTTTCTAATGCAGTATTTTTACCTAATTCTT